GGCACATTTAATGCCTGATACAACTTAGTTTGAAAATAATTAATATCTTCAATCTGTCCCAAACTCTCACCACCTGGCAATGTAGTAATTTCTGTACCTTTACCGCCTTCGCGTCTAGGTAACCAGAAATCCTCAAGCATTGTCATCATCTTTCGATCGTCTCTAATTTCGCCAGTGTTTGAATCGTAAACAATCTTATTACGATAGCGAGCCATAATATCTTTTAAATATTGCTCAGCTTTAACCTTTGGCAAATTACCAACATCAATATAAAATATTCTTCTTTCAGGGGCTCTAGCTAATCTATAGATTACTAAAGAATCTTCCATCATCTTTAACTGATTCACAGGCTTAATAGCCTTATGTAAATATCCTAATACTACATTCTTATCCAAATCCATTAATCCTGAAGGAACAAATGTTATGGCATCGGGCTGAATCTTTATACCAGAGTTAGGTGCGGTTGTCGAAGTGTAACCCTGATTATAGGTAATACCTTTTTCATTATATAAGAAAAATTCATCAACCGATTTGACAATATCAACACCGGATTCTTTATCTTTTTCTTTTTTAACTTCACGTATCTTTTTAATTTTTCTCGGATCAATAATTAAGGTTTCTAAAATTCCTCTTTTAGGATTCTTAGCATCAATTATTTTTTGTAAGTATATTCTACCATCGATATACCAACGTCTAAAATAATCCATACCTTTATCATCAAAGTCAATCAATCTATAAAGATACTCAAATTCTTTAATGATACTTTCTTTAATATCATCAGGAATTTCTAACTGATCTAAATTAATTTGTACCACACTTTCGTCATCAACTGCAGCAATTGCCTCAGTTAAAATTTCGTCAACTGCCGTAGAACAATCTGCATATAAAGATGCTTCTCTATATCTGGTAATTAGTTCATACTCAGATTTTGCCGTAGCATCTAAGTCAACATATGTCCCAAAATATCCACCTGCCTGTACGGTCGATGCCCCATCGTCAGATATTGGAGTGGCAAAGGCCTGTGTTCTTTTATCAATAGGTTCATCATCTTTACCAAAGGTAAAACCAAATAGTTTAACTGCCATAATTTAAATCACTTATAAAATTAACCAATAGTTGTTAACGCGTCGATCAACTGAGAAGCAGGATTATTTGTAAATTCAAAAGTTTGATATTGAAATGAAACTGAGAATGTAGATAGTTGGTCGTTAGAACCAAAATCTAAACCTACTGCGCCGATGTCAACTGGGAATGCCCCTAATAATTTATATTGCTTTAGAACTGCACCATTGCGATCTAATTGAGAAACAAACATATCTGTTTGATATGATGCTGGTTGTAACACACCTGTTTTGTTTGCTAGATTTTCTATTCCGTTCATCCACTGTTCGATAGCAGATCTAATAGTAAATCCCGAATCGTTTAGCACTGTAATTTGGAATGGGGAAAACTCTCTATCACCTGCCATTTTAATTAAACGACCACGGTAATAAACAGGAGTAATTCCAATTGTCTGGCCAGGTAATTCTGCAACGGTAACCAAAAATGGTGACTTTGTTACAGCGGATGCTCTGGATGTGACATAGTTTGGAAATGTCAATTGAACTGCAAACTGATTGGGACGTGCCCCACCGTTCGTTAGTTCCGACTTAAATCTTTCTACATTAAATGGTATTGCCATTTTTCTATACTCCTATTAAGCGCCGACTTCTTCGAAGGAAACGCCTGTTCTTGTAGCCACAAAATTCAACTGAATAAAGTTGATTGCTCTTGCAGGTTTAATGTAAATGTCTGCAACAAATTCGTTACGATCTACAATGTCTGCAGTGTTATTTGTTTCATCGCACACAACTCTGAAGTCTGTAATACCTCGACGACCTTGCACATCTCTTAAGAATGGTTCCACAAGATTTCTAAATTGTGCTCTTGTAAATGGATCGTTGAATTCAAACAACTGGAATTTAGATGCTGTAGAAATTGCCTTCTCCAGAACAATAAACAATCTACGAACATTGATACGATCAAATGCGCTAGGTCTTGCCAATAATGTCTTGTCACCAAATAACAAAGTACCTTGTCCTGGGAACGTAACAACTGGATTGATACCTATCTTGTATAAATCGTCTCTGTCTGTCTTAGATGGAGAATATGCTAGTTTAACAACATTCTTGATTACACCCCTGTTGTATCCTGCAGGAGAGAACCAAGGATCTGCAATATAATCTGTTCTTGCAGATAATCCTGCAACGTCACCATTCAATGGGACATAACGATACTTATCGTTGTAACGATCATACTGATATTTCCAACCAGAATCTAAAACAGCAAACGATGAACTAGTCAATTGATTTCTGTAAGAAATAATATTAGTAGATTGATTTGTTGCATTAACAACACTTGTATATGGGGGAGATGCGAATACTACGCAATCTCTTCTTGATTCAGCAATTCCAATAACTGTATTTACTACACCAACATCTGTAGTTGGACCCATTGGAATTAAACTTACATCATACAACTCATCGTTACTAAATAACTGATATCCTGCTTGAATATTGCCTGCAGATACAGAAGAGCCATCTCTACCACCTGATAGTGTAGTTGTTACATTAGAATTTAGTGTGGTATAATCTGTTGTAGATACACCGCCCCAATCCGCATTCTTATGATTCAACCAAACAATATATTTAGATTGATTATTGATTACGTCTTTGTAATAATTTGTGGAGTTATCAGAATTCTTAGCATCGGATGCTTTAGATACGAATGAGAATTTTTCTAGAATTGAACCTGCAGTACCTGTCCATGAGCCATTCGCATCCACAACAACAATATGCATTTCATCATCTGCTCCACCTTTTGCAGAAACATAAGAAGATGTTCCAGGTGTACTGTTAAACTGACTAGAATACTGCCAACCTGTAAATGAATCTTTATCCGCATAAGATACTTTAATAGAATTACCTAACGTGCCAGGATATTTTGCAGCAAATTCGCCATATGATAAACCACCAGAACTGTAATTAGAAATATAATTGTCAGTGTTCTTTATTAGCGGCGCGGCAAAATCTACAATAGGAGTTCCTGTTGTTGCTAAATTATTTGTATTTACAATAGTAACTGTGGGAACATTTACGTAGCCAGACCCTTGATTTATTATATTTACACCTGTAATTGAATACCCAATGGATCCTACTGCTATTGCATTACTTGTAACATAATTTACATCAGCAGATGCTGGTAATATTTGAACTGTTGGTAGAGTTGTCCAGTCATTAGATGAAGAGATAACTGTTATGGAATCTAATTGTGCTGCTATACGAGCAGATGCTATGGCAGTTTCATTAATATTTGAATATGTTGTACTGTTCTTATTCAATGTTACTGTAGGAGAAGCAGTGAAAGTAGAAGTTCCGTTTGCAGTAACTGTTATACTATTTACAAATCCATATCCTATGTTTGCTGTAAATGATGCAGCACTACCTGTGTTACCATCAAGTCTAGTAATAATTACGTTAGGCGCGCCAATATAACCATTACCGTTTGTTACTAATGAATATCCAGTAATTACATTTCCTGTAACTACAAGTGTTGCTGTAGCATGTGTTCCGCCCACAGATAAATTACCAGAAAAACGAATATTGGCACCTGTTGTTGCAGGACCATAATTTGTACCGCCAGAATTTATTTGAAGATCTTTTACTTTATATAAAATTTCTAATGATGCTGTCGCACCTGTACCACCGGAAATAACAGCATTAGACAATGAACTATAATTATTACCACCGTATAATACACTAATTGTTTGTAATTGTCCTGCACTAAGCGCAACAGAACTAACAGCAGAACCGTTACCACCATATCCACCGTTTAAAAGAACAGTGGGAGGTTCATTATATCCATATCCCCTGGCAGACATATTGATTGCTTGAAGTCTTCCTGTGGGGGAAATAATAGCATTTCCTGTGGCCGTTGTTCCACGCTCAGATGCACTAAATGTAACTGTTACATCATTAACCGTAGTATATGTATTTGGTGAATTTAAAATTGTTACGCCTGTAACTTTGCCCGATGGGGTCGAAACTGCGTTTCTTGCAACGCTGTTATCTGCAACACGAACAATTTTTAGATTGTTTCCATACGACAAAAAGTTTGCTGCAGTAAAGAAATATCCTGCGGTAGTGTCGTTAGGATTTCCAAATTTTGTTACTAGATTTTTCTCTGTATCTATTGTTGTAACTTCTTCAACAGGTCCCCATTGAAAGGCTCCCGAAAATGCTCCAGCAGTGGTTGCTACAGAAGGAACACCCGCGGTGTTGTCGATTTCGGTAACTAATACGCCGGGTGAAAGCTGAAATGCCATCTTCTTCTCCTTGATAATTTTATAGATAGCTCTATAATATGATTTTCTATTTATTTATAAGTATCAGCATTTAGACATTTTCCAGCCATTTTCTTTGTAAATCCTCTATTTCATCTTTAGATTTTTCTGCGAACGAAAACCAAATTTGATCCTTTGATATTATAGGTTTGAGTTCTTCGGGCATACCATTTTCTATAATTCCAAACGGGGTTAAATTTTCTTCGATCTGTTTCATTTGATCTTCATATAGAGCTTTTCTCAGATTACTATCAGTTAAATCCTTGAAGAATGATTCATTGGTTGCCCACGAGAATAGAACCAAACACATTACCAAATCATCCTGATAACCCTCGTCTGCTTTATGGGTTCCTCGAACTTCAATGAATGTGGATATTTCGTTGATAATATCTGGGTCATGTATTAGTAACTTGGTATTCTCAACCAGACTCTTGAAGGATGTGCATCCTAGACGTTTTACTTGTTTGGTAGTTCTGACACCCAATGTTGCACCGTTACCGAATCCGCCAGAAAGATATTGGCCGGATTTACTGTTACTTCCGACAAAGAATACGTTCTCATATTCCAAATCCATGTATAATGTATCTGCTACTTGCTGACCATTATCGTTGATTTCAATTAAGCAATATGCTTTATGGTAATCTTTCGCAACCTTGTATATAATATTAGGGAATAACAACGGACTGATTTTATTGTTTCTATATTTTGCAACAACGGAATATGGATAAGCAGTAATATCTATAACTGTAAACGCTGAGTAATCTCCCCCTACTCCCCGGGAAGTATCTGCAACTACCATATAAACATGGTCTTCTTCGGGTTCTACAAATACATCTAAACCATCTTTACTATATACGTAGGGTTTAACCGACATTCTACCAATTATGTCGGGGTTAATTAGTGTATTAGATGATCCTAGGAAATTACATAAAACCTCTTGATTGAACTTAAGTTCACCGAGCATTGATCTTTGTTCATTTGCCCATTTTTCATCTCGACCTGGGATTCTATTATAAGGGATGAACATTGGAACAAATCCGTTCAATCCCTGTTCTGCTTCATTCCAGAACTTCCAGAAATGATTATAACCTAGCGGAGTAGATGTAAGAAGAATCTTTGTTGTCTGACCTGCAGAAATCGTTGGATAAACAGATGTAAAGAAATCCTCTGCAACATTATTTGGAATAATTGCCGCTTCGTCAATGTACAACCAATTTACAGATTTACCTCGAATACCCGAAGAGCTTGTTGCTGCCGTAAATACTTTGGATCCGTTTTCAAGTTCGATATCGCCTTTGTTAAATGTCTTAACACCTTGCTGCATCCATATAGGAAGCATCTCATACATAAGTTCATAACGAGATAAAACTTCACGTGCTGCCGAAGACTTGTTTGCCAAAATGGCAACTGTTTTATTTTCTTGGAATAACGTATACCACAAAATACATGCTGCCGATGTAATGGTCTTGCCCTGTTGGCGACCTTCCATTAGAATCACTTTACGATTATTTAAAATAGTATGTACTTTTTCTTTTTGACATTCGTATAATTTAAATGGGATTAAACCTCTATCCAATGAAACTATTTGACAAAAGTTTTCAATAAAGTAAATTGGATCTTGCGTACACTTTATAATTTCATTTACTTGTTCTTTAGTATACGAGATAACCGCACCAATCTGTTTTAGATTGGGATTACCGTTATATGATGTTGGTTTATTGTTCAATTATATTACCACTGTCTTTATTTTGTTTCAATGCTTTAAATAATTCTGCAGTTGATCCAGCAAACACTACATTATTTTGTGTACCAATCTTTTGTTGAGGTTCATCTGCCTTTAAATCTTTAACTTGTTTCTGTAAGTTTAAAAGATCCTTAGATACATCAGACATAGTCTTCATGAATTGTCCTGCAACCTCATACGTTCTAGGATGCTCAGAATTTTTAGATAATTCTATAAGTTCATCTAATGTGGTTTCACCTTTCATTAGAAGTTTTCGCATAGTCTGTCTTGCTAATTGATAATCATCTTCTTGATCTATTTCCCTGTTGGCATTCATTTCTTCAGGCATCATAGGCAAGGAAGGAGTTTCTTCCTGAGCATTTATATCAAAGATGTCATTCAAATTTTGTATATTTTTCATTTAGAAATCCGTAAAGGTATCTATATATCCATATGAGTCAGTAACATTTGCAGTAGATGGATTTGGCTGTACCACACCCTTTTGTTGCGCAGTAGTTAATGTTGGATCATTAAATGTAGTTGCAGTAACCTTTTTAATAAGTCCTTTATTAGTAGCAGGACCATAAAAATTAAGTTTCATAGTAAAACTTAGTGTCCAGATTATGGATCTTCTTGTAGTTAAATCTCCCTCATAATCATCAGAGAATCCTATGGAAGATAATAGTATAGGCAAATCATTTTGTAAATTTAATTCGGGTATTGCTTTTAATGTAAGATTATAATCGGGATTGAAGTAAGGGATTATTTGTTCTATAATCTGCAATCCATCGTCTTGATTCTTTGCGTAAACATATAATAATACATTTAAATTATATGGAGTAGGAGCATATAAAGTTTTGGCAAGATTGGGATCTTTTATAGATCGTGTTTGTTGTACAGTTCCTACTTTTCTTGTAGGATCATAATCTAAAGATACTAGTTCAAACCCCATTCTAGGCAAAACAATTTGTATGTTCTGTGTATCAACATTTGGTTGTTGTCTAATTTTTGTTAAGAATTTTTGATTAGGAGAATATGCCAACGGCACCTTCTGTATCTGTACTGTATTGCCGGCAGAATCTTTTCTCTCAATAGTAATGTTGTTGAACATATTACCAAAAGCAACAATTGCTTTTCGAACGGTACCCCAATAAAAAGATTGATCTAACATATTATCCTACATCTCCAAAAGGATTTCTTTCTGAGAAATCCAAAGTATTATTTCTTTCTAAGGTAAAGCTGTCATTATCTGCATGACCTGGATCGTTATTTGTAGAATAATTTTCAGCCATCAAAGGCATTATTGATCCAGATTCATTTAATAATGCGTTTCCTGATTCATCCAATAGTTCAAACTTATCAATAGATTGTGTAAATTGACCAAACAAGTTATCTATTTCATCTACACCAGTATCAAACACCTCATTAGAATATTGAAACAATTCACAATTCATTCTAAATACATACAACTTACCTATCTGAAAAAACGGTGATTGACTGTCAACTTTGCGTATTTCCATGAAGGATTGTGTTAATGGCATATAGATAATATCACCTTCTGTTGGTCTAAAATCTAACAGCGTCTGACCACGGTCACCTATAGCATCTCTCCATCGTCTTCTCGATACTATAAAGGTGGCAGAATCACGAATGTCCAAACCAAACTTAGTAATTATTTCATCTTCCCCTGCATATCCTGTAACATTCTCCATATACATTTCAATGGGGTAGGCATAGTTAAAACTGTTATATGGATCTTCGCCCAATATAGGATCTTGATTGAACGGCTTTCTAGGAATATAATAGGTTTGGATACCGTAGATTTTCATGGATTCGATAATCAAATCCTCATATAGTAACTGCTCTCTAGCGTTACCTATAGACTTGCCGCTCTGAAAATATTGATTAACTGTTGCCATATTACTATTGACTTTCTATTGACAAGGTGTTATCATTTGCTATGTACCCTGTTAATAAAACTCTATATTATCCTGTGATAAAATCTACAGGTAATTCAAATCTAGATTGCATTTCTGTTTCAATTTGTTTTATCTCATCTATCGCATCAGCATATATCTGATCTGCATTAAGAGTAACTCCTCCAGGAAGTTGTACTCCCACAAACTTCTTCAAGTTCAATCCCCATTGTCTTTTAATTAATGCGGTACAGTATCTTTTAAGGAACATATCGTTGTAGACATCTTTATATGTTTCTGGATCTAATATTCTGTAACATTCTACAATAATAAATTGCCCTGCTACAGTATCCGCTTTCCAATCCAAATCCAAGTATAGACGATTCATATGTCTATTAAATCGAATCGGTTTAACGCCTGTAAGTACCTGGTTAATTAATTCTAATTCCTGTTTAACCTGATAATAGTATATCAAATTTGTTGACATCAAACTATATAAGTCATTGACTAAGATTTGATATCTAATACTGAAAATATTGGTACCGTCAGATTTATTAGAAAATGGAAATATTCTTGTCACACCCACGACTGCGTCGGGTAACGTAATATACTCATTTGTTAGATCATCTGCAGTAATTTGATGCTTTAGGTATACAGATTCTACAGCATCATAATGATATTCTCTGTAGAATTGAAACGCTTCATCTATACGATCTTCAACTTGATCATCATCGACGTTTATCTCAATAACAGGCGCACCTAGATTACGTAAACAATAATCTTTTAAACCTGGTCTTGATGTTACGATTGCCATATCTTATTCCTTAATTATTCCAACCATGGTCTAGTTGGAACGGTGAAACCATTAATTGGCCAAGGATTTCCCTTAATCAATCTAAGATTGTCTATACCATACGAAAAATTGCTTGCAGGGCCTGCGAGGTAAAATCCCCCCGAAGGATCAACTATAAAATCATAATTGATGGTTGTTGCTACAGATCTACCAATAAATTTACCGTTCACGTATAATCTATATGTGGAATAGCCTGCCTGCGGAGTTGTATCATTATAACCGTAAGTTCTAGTAATTACACAATGTTGCCAAACATTGGCAGGCATATCAAAGTAATTATTTGAATAGAATAAAGAACCGCTAGCATATGTATTAGGGGAAGCTACGCTTACCTGTAGTAAATAACAAAGCGGTTCAGATACACCACCATCTTTATATATGCTAAATCCACTATTAGCTGTTTGCATAATATATGCAGTACCATATGAACTTGGATTATTTTTTCTTATAAAATTAAATTCGACACTAAAATCTTTATTAATAAAATTGTTTGCCCAATATTGACTAAATGGATGGTTTGTTGACGGGGTCGCAGAAAGAGTCTCTATAGCTCTACTGTTACCAGCACTATCATTCCAAAAATACACATTACTGTCATAATAAGGCCCACCTCCTTTGACAAGAGATAATCCTGTGTCGCCTCTAGTTCCAGAATTAAGACGATCCCATCTATTTGGGCCTGTGTCAAATAGACTGTTAATTGCAGACCCCCCAAACGTCGTTGCATTTCCGCTATTCATATTAAACGCAAATCCTATATTTGCTGTTGCAATATTTGGATATGTAGAAACACCTTGCCAGTTGTAGGCTCTTATTATTGCTAAAGTATTTGCTTCAGCTTTAAAGTCATCTACAATATTTGGTTGTGGGTTTGGATTTGGTTGCAACGTATCCATATAGGTTACATTTGCTCGTATACTATTTGAAATTAAAACATCACTTATATAACCATTGAATCTATTATAATATCTGTCGCGTGCATAAAGTTTACCATATTCCCCACTATCTCCACCAGCTATAACAACATTGGCAAAGGTGTTAGCTCTTTTAAAATTATAGTTTGCTAAATCGGGTATACTTACTGCAATATTGCCTCCTACAAGTCCCCATAAAGAACTAGTGCCGTTTCCAACACTATATGTAAGACTTATCTTATTCCAAGTATTCATATATATAGGCTGTATAGGATATTTTGCAGAATCATAATTATATCCCCATGGAATATACAACGGCTGAGATGAAACGGAAACATTTGCAGCTTCGATATACATCATTAACCAATTTTTATCCTGATAAGAGTATGGTTGTACTTGTTGCACTAAATTAACAACTATAGATTGTGAATTTGATGTAAACATTCCAGGAAAAGGTTTTTTACCTTCTAGTAAAAGTATTTGCTGATCCTTCCATGCTTGTGGATATATCCACATTTCTACAGTTATATTTCCAATATATTCTAACGAGGAAGATGATATAATTAATGAATTAGACGTTTCATTAAAATACATAGAATTTAATATATTTCCTCTTGCTTCTACATTAGATGCTAATGATAAATTTGGAGCATTGTATGGAAAATTTCCTGTAATGTCTATAATAAGATTACCGGTGTACGATGTATTGTCCGTAGTATAAGTATTTTGAAATGCTACATTAGGTGCACCAAAACATTGGGGAAACTGTGAACTTGTTATTGGGAAAGGATTTCCCTGTATTAATCTAGTATTATCCATTGCAAAGGACAATGAATTTCCGGCATATGTATAATCTTCAGATTGTCCTATAATTGCGCCGTATATAGGTTTGGCGCCTAATGCAGGTGCTCGGACTGGATGTGTAAGTATATTACCATTAGTATTTTGTAATTTTCCATCTACAAACGCATAAATTGTATAACTATTTGATAATATATTACCTGTTGCTTGTACTACCAAATGCTTCCAGGTATCTCCTGTAAAATCTGGCATAGGTATATATACCCAACGAGGATCACTATCGTTTGGAGGATATCCTGCTGTAACATATAACTGAAAATTATTATTTGCAGTATTTTGTACTATGTTTATTGATGAAGTGCCACCGTATGAAGAATATAATCTCGCATAAGTGCTAGTATTATATACCTTCAAATTGTTAACTAAAACATGCGTTTCAAATGCCCAATCTGCACATGCGGGTAATATGTTAGCATGATATATAGAGTAAACATTAGTTTTTAGTGCTTCTATTGCTATAGATGATGATGAACTATTTCCCCAATTTCTATAATAATAGCCACCGTCAGAAAATGGACCACCCGAAAGTTGTTGTAAACCGTCAGTTCCAAGTGACCCTTGAAATCTATCAAGCTTTCCTAAATACCAATTATTTTTACTTATATCTATAATAGAATTCGCACCACCTACTGCTAAATTATTATAATCAAATCTAAATAATTCTTTTGCTGAATTAACGGCAGGATAATTAAGTGTAATAACATTTGCAATCGAAGAAACTGCATTATTAATATATGATGTAACTATGGATAAAATTCCACCCATTATCTTACTCCTGCTCCACCTATAAACCAAGTATCGGTTGCTATTTTTAATATGGTTGCCATTCCGTACCCACCTATGGTAACATTAGATCTACTACCTGATGTGTTTCCTGCAACATATAAAGTTACACCGCCCGTCGTATTAACATATCCTGCACCTGTTGACGAGTTATAAACAAGTGTAATAGCAGTTCCAATAGGAAATGCCACACTAGAATTTAATGGAATTGTTATTATTTGCCCAGTAACTCCTGAGTTATATATGTGTTTACTTTGATCTGTTAAAGTAAGAGTATAATTTCCTGTTTGTGCATTTTGTGGTATACCTAAATAACCAATACTTGTTGTACTTGCAGGACTTGTAAGTATTAAATTACCTGATACTGCACTAGAAATAATGTTACCGGTATTGTTTATTGATGTGGATGAAACCGTTACAGTAGACACATTTCCTAGTATAAGGTTTGCATTATACAGAGCAGCCAATACTCTAGTATTACTGAAATATAAATTTCCGCTTGTTTCAATTACGTTAGCTGTGGTTAAGAACGGTTGAACCGTAGCGTTAACTCTCGTTGTCGTAAAATATAAATTTCCGCTTGTTTCAATTACGTTAGCTGTGGTTAAGAACGGTTGAACCGTAGCGTTAACTCTCGTTGTCGTAAAATATAAAT